GCTTCATACATAAATTGATATAGCTCATTCAAATTCAATATAGCTCTGTCTACCTGTTTCATTTTAATCTTTCCCATTTCTTCAAGCCCAGAAGCAAGAGATGGTAATGAATCTCCTATAATTCCTAAAGAATTAGCTATGTATTCTAATTTTTTAGCATCTTTATCTTTAGCTTTAGAAGAAATATCTAATAAATCTTTAAGAAATGATAAAAAATTTCTTTTAGCACCAGAACTAATACCAGAAAAAGATTTAGTGATTCCTCCTAATTTTGTAGATATAGATCCATCTTCTGCTTTATGGGTTACTCCTCCTTCTTGTTTTGTAGAACCTCTTTGATTAGCTTCTATTCTTCCTACAACTTGGAGAATCTGATATAATAATTCATTAGCATTCTGCATTTATAAATGTAAATTTTATTTATATATTCTAAACAATAAAAAAAGTACCCTTAATGGGTACTTTATCTTATTTTTGGAATATTTAATTTGGGCATGGTGAAATCAGGTATCTTAAATCCCCCATAATTTCTATCACCAATATTTGGGATCTTTGGAGGTTTATATGAACTCTGTTGCTTCTTATACTCTTCTTCCTGTTTTTTATACATTTTATTTTCTTCTTTAATCTTTTCATCCAAATCTTGAAGAAGATATTCTATCATATAAAATTCTACTTTATCAATATCAGATACCGTCCATCCCCATCTATCAGATAATATAAAATATATTTTACGCAAGCTCTGAAAATGGATCTGAAATAAGGAGAATAGATTTAATCCCGCCTTGAAAGTTGAGCGGAATACTCCGCTCACCTCCTTGCTCATCCCTATATTTTATTACAGGATTGATCGTATCAGCAAATATTTTTCGGATTTCCGTGAGCATAGAAATCTCGGCATTCGACCAATTCTGAGATTCATAAACAAACTTCTCGTATGATGAATCATTAAGACCTCTCCAATCTGGAATAACAAAAGGAGCAAAATTAATAAAGTCTTTATCGAAAGCCTCCATCTGATTCTGTTTTCTAATAATATAGTTCTTAAGCCAATTAGTAACACCAACTGATGGTAGATAGACATTAAGAACTTTTCCTGTTTTAAACTTAAGAGAAAAACATCTCTTTTCAGGATCATAATATCTCATAAGTCTATCATCAAATGTTATATAATCAACCATGTCTTTTGTTACATCTATCTTTTTAGTTTCTGAGATTTTAACTTGAAGTACATTTTCCCCTTTAACAAAGGTTCTTTCCCTAATAGCCAATAGTATATAAAATCTATCCACTTCTTTTATATCTTTCCAAGATGAAAATTTATTACCTGGAAATTTTATAGTACAGCATCTTTCTATAATATAATTAATCATATCATCTAAAGCAGAAATATCCTCTTCATTAAGTGAAGACCAATGTCTAATCTCACCAGTAGTTGCTGATCTAATAGCTATCTCAGTTCCTTCAGGATAAAAAAATCCTTGTGTCGGGAGATCTTTCATGTTAATTTTTTCCCAACCTATTTGATTCCCTAAAGATATCTGCTCCTCAGATTTTTGCCAAGGTAGCTTAGATTTATCTGTTTCTGTTATAGGAGGACCTACTTGCTTATTAGGGGTCTCAGTTTCCCCTTTCTCTTGATTTTGAACAAATTCTCTAATTTTATCTTCTTCTATCATATTTCAAAATTTATACTGTTTATTTATATATCATTATACTTAAAAAAATAGTAAAGTTTTGATTATCTTAATAAAAAAGGTCTAACTTAAAATTAGACCTTTTTATTAAAAAAAGTAAATTATTATTAAACAATAGTTTCATCCCAGCTGTCACAAGCTAATTGATAACCTTCTATTCTATAAATTTCTTCTGACTGATAACTAAGTGCAGGTGCAGGAATAGGAGTTGTTGGGAAAACATTATAAAGTTTCCATTGCCAATATGGATTAGCTGCTCTATCATAAAGTGTTATTAAAGCCCAAGGAGCGACATAATCTGCTTTTAATCCTGTACGACCAGTTAAAGGGTCATAAACTAAATCATTCCACTTTCTTAGGGTTTTCAATACATATGCACTTGGAGTTCTATTTAAGTTAACTTCAAAATTAATAGTTATATCCATTGTAGTCTTTTCTGGTTTTGCACCAGCAAAACGTCTTTGAGCCCATTTATAATATTGTCCAACCGGAGTTGTTGGGAAAGAGTTAGATTCAAGACCACTTATACTCAGAACATTTTCTAACAATAAATTTGTATTCTCCTCAGTTGACCCAACACCTACAGGTAATGATATCTGAATTGTAAATAAATTCAAATATAGAGGCTCATATAATTCCTGAGCTGCTCTTGAATTTCTGAAATGTGGTAAGCCGAAAGAACCTTGACTTTTAAAATTTTCAGCCATATCAAATTAATTTATTTTATTTATCTTCTTTTATATAGTTGTAAATCCACCGGAACTAATTCCGCCAGATTTATTAACACTAATTCTATTAATAATCTTTTGCATTCCTTTTGTAATCCAAACCCCAATATCAATAATAGCAAATCCTTCATCGGTGATCTCTGGAGTATTATTACTTTCATCCATTATAATTTCATAATTATAAATTGCCCCAGAATCTTTAATAGCCTGAAGGATAGGAGCAATAGTATTAACAACATTAAGTCTCATAACAGGAGTATTATACTGGAATACAAAATTCTTAAGAGCTTCATCAACTTGTAATTCTATTGTATTAAGAATTTCTCTTACATGTAAATAATTATAATCACTCTTTACATTTTGATATGATGTAACATTAGCATAAATTAGAATTTGACCTGTTGATGTTCTCTCAATAATAGAGTTATATCCAAATGGCTCTAAATAATCTCTATCCTCACGGTCAATCATATATTCAACCCCTGCTAAATTAGGATTAGAAAGAACCCCATTCTGATTAGCAACAATTGCATAAGGATCTCCTCCTAAAAATTTTCTAACATATGTATTAGATACATCAGCTGCAGGTGGAACATCAATAGTAGTATCACCTTCAGTATATCTTAAGAATGGCCCAAATACTCCGCAATATTTAGCTCCATTATCTTCATCGGGAAGAGTAAATTTAAAGCTTCTTGGCATATCTGGATTACCTCCTTTTGGGATCCATTCTGTAGAAAATATAGGTTTAGGATCTGATCCAGGTATAAAAGTATCACAGAAGTAAGGATCCTGAGATGTAGCAAACTGCTTAATTGAAGGTGCAGAAATAATAGCTGTAGTTTTTCCTCTCTTCTTTGCAAGTCTAGATAGATATACTTTACCACCGCAATTAGGTCTTAAACCATAAGCCATAGTATCTACAATATATCTATAATTTATCATTTCTGGATTAGTAAGACCTCTTAAAATTCCTGAGTCTTCTAACATTGAATATATCTTTTCAACGCCTTCCTCTATTGAAGGTTTACCATCTTTATCATATCCAGGAAGATGATTAGATGTTAATTTTAGACCATTAAGTTTTTTAATAGAATAATATGTTGCTATTGAAGGATCATCTATAGGTTTTTGAATTTTTATAGTAGTAGCTGTACTTTGATAACCAAAAATAGGCTCTGCAGTTTCAAATTTATATGTAGATCCATCATAAATCTTAGAAATTACATAAGTTACTCCAGGTATTCCTCCTGTTGGATCCTTCTTTACCATTGTTCCAACAGTTAGATAATCAGAAGACGAATCTAAAGTAAATACTTTACCAGTTGAGTCTAACTGAGTTATATCTAATGTAGCATGGAATACATTATTAGATACATCAATCTCATAACTTAAGAAAGATGTAGAAACATCACCAACATTATCAATTAATCTATGTCCAACTAAGTCTACAATCCAAGATGCAGGTGTTGTTGAAGAACCATCACCCATTTCCCATTGCTGTTGATCCTCATCCCAAATAAGCTGATCAAGAGCATCTTTATTAATATTAAGTAAAACACCTGTTAACTGAGTTGATGAATTAACTATATCTTCAATATATTGATTAGCACCAGTTTTATCTCTAAAATCCGGTATAATAGTTCCAATCCATGAACCTACTAAATTAACATTAGAAAGATTTATAAATTCATTAACTTTTGAAGGTAAAATTCCTTTATCTGAAAAATAATTAGAGTAATAGGGATCTGTTGATAATGCTGTATAATTTGTCCAATCTCCTTCTATAGCTATAATATTAATAAAGTAATCACTTATCTTATCATATGGACGTATCCATTCATAAGGTATATTTGTATCTGATCCATACCAATCTTTAGCAAAAACATCGTATCCTTGTAACCCAATTGCTTTTCTAAATATAAATGATATAGTCTTAGTTCCAACATTCGCAACTTGAATAAGGGAAGTACTTATAGCATCTGATACCCCTTCTTTATTAGAAGCTATTCCTAAAAGATATTCAGGATCTGCTTTCCAGAATCTTTCTCTATTAAAGAAATTAACATATTTATCACTAAAAACACCAAAATTATTTTTACTGCAGTCTAGAGATAAAGAAATCCCCTGACTCATATCTAAAGATGAATCTGGAGCAGTATTAAGTCCACCTAAAAGATTAATAGCAAATACAGGTGACTGTAATAAAGCAGTTTGAATAGATCTATGGAAAAAAGAACCTTTTCTTTCTAATTTTTTATCTATATCCCCATAAAATCTCTGAAGGTCTTTTGTATTTCTTATAAATACTGGAGCATTAAATGGTCCTACTTTTGAAAATCCTGGAAAAAGTCTTAAAGATTGTGTAGTAACCACCACTCTTTCTGATTGATCAATTTCTATTGTATAGACCCCAGCAGATTTAAATTGTGATAGATCTAAAGCAAGTTTAGCCATATTTGATGAAATTATTTTTATTATTTATTCACATAGATTTTATTAAAATATCTATTTTATTTAACACTTATATTTTATTATATATCTAATTCATAAAGAAGGAAATTTCAAATTATTATCATTTGAAATAGAATCCATTATTTAAATTATATGATTTGTCCTCATTTTTAAAAATATTTTTAACAACTTCTTCTTCACCCTCATATTTAGAGTCATCAAGATATAAAGCGGAAAACATATCATCAGATATTTCTTCTTCGTCATATGGTTCTTCATCTAGTAAATTCATAGCATATCTCTTTTCAGGGGAGTCCTCCATTTCATCTAAAAAATCATATAACCAATCCCCATATTCCGATTCCGAATAAAATCTAGAAATATTAATAGCTGCCATAGCTAAATCATCATGCTTAGCAATTCCTTTCCATGTATTCTTTACCTTTCCAAAAGATCCAAATTCTGATAAGGTTTCTTTATCTGTGATAATTAATGTTTTATCTCTTATTAATTTTTTTGCTAATCTGCAAAAAAAATCTTTATCAGATTTAGTTTTAAAACCTGGTTTTTTTCTTGGTTCTTTTTCTCCTGGTATAGGGGAAGTATGAAAAGAATGCATAATAATTCCTTCATACCATCTATTATGTTCTGCAATAGATCTTAAAAAAGCTTTTCCATTAAAATTTACCTCTGTTATTAATTTACAAATATCTTCTCCAAATTGATCAAATATAAGAGCTTTATTAACCTTTGCCATATTTTCTTCATCCCCTATATTATCTCTAAATACCCCTACTTGTTTTATTCTAAAGAAATTCTCTATTTTATGTTCGTCTTTTCTAAGTTTCTTTAATTTTGAAAGAGATTTTAATTCCACTTGAAATATTGAAGTAACATTAAAATCATTATCTTTTGTTTCCCCCTCATCTTTACCTTCTGCTATATCATTAGATAAAATAAATCTATATTTACTTTTATCAAAATCTTCATTAGGATCAAAATCCGGATGCCATAATAATTTATTTCTGTATATAAGATCATCTAATTTTGTTTTCTCTAATTCATGATAAACATATTCTTTTGAAATTCTTTTTATCCAAGATAATTCAGATCCAGAAAGAAGTAGATTACTTTTACTATCGAAACTTAATTCAAATTCTTGAGCAAACTCTTCTTCCCCAAAATCAGCACGCATTTTATTTGCCCATTTATCGTCATGACCCTCAACTTCCCAATAGTCTACTCTCTTACAAACAAAACTATTAATTCCTTTATTTGCTTTATCCCATATTTCAAAAAATAAATTATCCATTCCATTTGGCGTGGAAGAAATAATACATTGAGAAACTTTTGAAGAAGATAGAGTAGGATATACAGATCTCCAAAATGATCTTATAATTTTTGGATGTATATGAGCAAATTCATCTATATATAATACATGAATTGTAAAACCAATAGATGTAGTTTTTGTGGTTGATTGTGAGTATAAATTACACCCATTATCTAATTTTAATCCGAGAGCTTGTATTGATCTTATACCTGGTTTTAAGAAGAATGGAAGCCCTCTAAATACTTGAACAACTTTATCAACTATCTCTATTGTTGTCTGTTGTTTATTAGCTATAATAAGTAAATTACGATCTGTATGAAAACATAGATACCAAGCAAAAAAAGCAGAAATAGTAGTTGTATTATGTGATAAAACCCCATTAGTATAAAATCTATGATTTTTATCATCTACTGTTACATCAAACATTGATATCTTAAATGGGTATTTTACTATATTAACTATACGTTTTGGCCCTTCTATGGTTTGTATAAAATCATTTACTCTTAAATCTCTAATAAATACTTCATTAAATAGAGAATAAAATAAAATATGATTATCAGCACCTTCTAAAAACATATTATTTTCTAATTCTATTCTCCATACTCTATAAGGTTGGGTTTTATGCATTAAAGATATAGATTTAAATCCACTATCAGTTTCCACCTCTAAATCTTGTAACTCTATAGATTCAATAATTTTTTTAGATATATCATCTTCATCTAAATCAATATGTAAATATTCTAAGATTTCTATCTTTTCTATTAAAAATAATAATATGTATTTAATAATTTTAGTAATAAATGATTTTGAATATAATTTATAAAAAAGTGATTTTATTCTTAGAAAAATATTTTTCTTTTTAGATAATTTATTATATAATAGATAAATAGGGATTTCTTTAATATTATTACTTTTCTTATCTCTTATTTTAATAGTAGTATTTGGTGAAAAACATTTCCCTGTTTGCCTACTTGCCATTAAAATATAATTTCTTACTTTAGGACCAAAATCATTAAGATCATCTACCCAAACTTCTTCTGCTAAAGTATTAAGAATATCAGTTTGAAAATCTCTAAGTTTTACAGTTTTTCTACCATAATCCGTTAAGAATTTACAATATTTGCTTACAAAATATTCTATATCCTGAGAGCATTTAACAAATTCTTCCTCTTCTTCTTGGGTTAACTGAAAAAAAATATTTTGAGCTCTTAATTCATAATCTCTTTCATGAAAACATGTTGAATCTATAGGTTCCCCAATTCTAAGCTTTTCTAAAGTTTCATTTACTTTTTCAGTTGTCCAAATTGTTGTTGAAGTCTGAGACATATTAAAAATAATTTTTATTCAACCTCTTTTGCATCTTCTATATTTTCGATATTTTCATTTGATGGATCTATCGTTTTTAATTTTTTTACCTCTTTTATTAATTCTTTTGTCCCCATAGTAACAATTCCATTAGAATTTCTCATAATCCCAGATTCATTAGGACCTATTGCTTTAATCTCTTGCATTTTTTCCTTAATATCACCTTTTACATCTTTATATGTTAATTTTATAGCTTCTATAGTTTGTAATAGCTGCTTATTTAACTCGCCAATAGTCTTAGATAAATTTCCGAATACTTCAAACATTCTTGGATGAGTTGCTCCAGATCTAACTTCTTCCATTAAGGTCTCTTGCATCAACTCGTTAATCTCCAATTGATATAAAATACCTGTTAGAGATATTATATCCATCTGCATTTTAGTTCTTAAATATGGATTTTGTTGAATCATCTCATCAGAAAGCATCAAGCCAG